TACCTTCATTTTTTTGATTTCTGATTTGTTGAACAATATTTTCTAAATTTTCAACAATTCTACCTTTGCCAACCCAACCCTTATAAATATCGTGGTCTAAATTAATTTCAATAGTTAATTTCATTTTTCTTTCCTTTCGTGATTAAAAAAGTACTACAAAACAAGTATTACATAGAAGTATTACATTGTCAACCTATTCCATGAGCTTTTTCTACAGCTCTGGCAAGTCTTAAAAGTAAGTTTAATTCTTCGGTCACAGCATCTCCATATTTGATCTTTTGAATCATCAGTATGATGTCATCTGTATCCAAAGGGGTCTTTTGAACCATCAAGCGATCTTCAGTGGTAAAGGTAGTCATCTTTACTCCGCATAGGTAGCAACAATAATTTCTAGTTGTAAAACAGCTAGTTTGATGTCTTGTACCTGATTGGTAATCATCTGCCGACCATTGATGTCTGGATTAGCATTAAGCATTTCTAGCTGATTGAGCATTTTGCGGATGCGAACAATGTCAAAGGAAATATCATTCATAGAATCCTCACAACTTTAGCTCTTTTCAAGGCTTGTTCATAAAGCTCTTTGGCATGGTCATCTAAATTGCGTAATGGCAAGTTTTGATAATACTTCCACTTGTCTTTGTATTGCTGAAGTTCTGATGGTGGAATCCAACCATATTTAGTGCGCCATCTTAAGGTGATGTCTGTACCTGCTGCTGTCCAAATATATTCGTTATTCATGATTTTCCTTTATAAAAAAATGGGGTTTTAACCCCATTTATTACACTCCGCAACCGCAGATCATTTTTCCATTAAACCCTGCTACACATCGGTAGGGAGCATAAGGAGGACAAGCTGCTAATGCAGAACCTATAGCAAAAAACAAAACTAATGCAGAAATGACTTTTTTCATGATTACTTCCTTTCGTTAAATAAAACTACCCAGTAAGCCATAGGCAAACATACAACCTAAGACCATTCCTAAAACAACTACACCTACTACCTCTAAAAATTGATTCATTTTGATTTCCTTTCGTGGTTAAACTACACAAGTAGTATTACATAATAGTAATATATCTTGCAAGGGAGTGTGGTTTTTTTGCATAGGGGTGGGGTCATGGCTCACGAAAGGTCGGTTGTGCCGAGATAGTTTTTAGGTTTATCACTCCTTCCATGACCCCAAAGACTTAGAAAGGTATATCTTCGTCAATAGCGGTTAAATCGCTTTTAGAGGGGCTAGGTGCGATTTTTGTATCTCCGCTAGGCTTACCCCCCAACATCTGCATTGCGCTTGCTATAACCTTTGTGGAGTATTTTTCTACACCACTTTTATCTGTATATTTTTCGGTTTTTAACTTACCTTCAATATACACTGAGCTGCCTTTTCTTAAATAATCGGTAGCTACATCCGCTAATTTACCAAAAAATACCACATTGACCCATTCGGTTACCTCTTTTTGCTCACCAGATTTGTCTTTGTATTTTTCAGTACAAGCAACAGATATATTGCACACTGGTGATCCATCTGGAAAACTTCTAGATTCTGGATCTTTACCTAAATTTCCAACAATAATGACTTTATTGACTGATGCCATGATGATTTTCCTTACCTAACATTAATTGAACTTCTTCCTGTACTTCTTCCAAAAACTGCTTTACTTCATTCTCCATAATGGCAATAAACTTGTCATCACGAAAAACCCTTTTTACAAACAATTTGCTTCTTTCAGGCATCCGAGGGTCATAGGAAATAAAATCATTCCATTCTCTTTGTGTGCAAGCTAGTTGCACTTGCATCTGAATAAAATATTTATTTGGTGGTTCGCCTGATTTTATATATGACCAATGAGTTGCAGAATTGGGACACTTGATTTCACAAAGCCCATCAGTATTAACCAACCCATCAGGACTAGCACCAAACCCCTCAATGGTGGGATGATCCACGAAAGATACTTGTTCGACCAAGACATCATTAAAGACTTCATAAGCCATCCTTGCTTTGGGTTCATTTTCAGTACCCCATTCCATCGCAGAACTGGTAAAAGATTCTTCAATTTGACCAGTTACTCTTTGTAAAGCTAACTCAATAAGGTAATTCTGTCTACTCGCAGATACCCCAGTTTTAGTTTTCGCTAATATATCAGCTACTCGGCTTGCTGTAACTTTACCAAGTCTAAGCTGATGCCATTCAGGAGTGCCTTGAATAATATTATTCATTTTGTACCCGCAGTCGCTTTGTAAACTTGAGCAACAACTCTTAAAACATAAGACATATCATTCAAAGTAAGCTGTCCTAATAACTGAATAATCTTCATAACAGCGATGTCATTGTCTAAAATTTGAGGTTTAACAATCGCTTCGATCATGATTGACTCCCTAACAATTCATTTTTGCGAATGTCTTTGGATTGCTCAAGTTCTTTAAGAGTTCCGCAAGCCTTGACCGCTGCAATGTAGTTAGATTTGAGTTCATCCAAATCAGTTGATTTCATAATCTTTTCGACAAAGGGCGAAATGTCAATTGGCTCTTTTTCATCCTCAAAAGGTAAGTCATCCCCGCTGTAAATATATAGACCCAAACCGAATAAACTGATAGTCTTTGTTAAGCAGCGCATCATCGCTGTATTCACATCCATTGCATTTGGATTAGGGATAGCTTTATTCTGATTATTGATAACTGGCATCTGACAGGTCATGGACTTACCAAAAGCATTGACAGTACAAAAAACCATCATGGTTTCGTTAAAGTACATGGGATCACCAAAAGACCAAGTAGCCGTAGGATCATTTTGAAGTAATTGATCCACAGCCCATGTCCATGAAAGATAGGTAAAACGACCCTTCTTTTCAGTATGCTCGTTTACATTAATTTTTCGTAATTCGTTAAAAGTTTTCATGATTACCTTTCGTGAGTTAATCTAAAATTTCGTGTTCAGCAATATCTAAAGCAAACTTTTCCATGTAGTCAAAGGCAATAGACATAATCTTTCTGCCAATCTGCTCATAATCACCAGAATCGATTGCATCTTGTAAAGCATCTGCTGTATCAACATCTAACTCGCTAAGCGCTTCTGCAACAGCACCAGAGGTATTAGGGTTGTACTCTTTCTTCATTAATTCATAAGCTCGTTCCTCGATTTCCTCATGACGGTCATCGTAGTCATCTGGCTCATAGTAAGCATCTTCTCTATTCATTCCCATTTTGTTTCCTTTAGTGGAAAGCCCCCGAAGGGGCTATAAATTAAATTAATTGAATTTTGTAATAATTTGGGTTTTTTCTTGCAAGAATAAAGTAGGCTTGCTTGATTGTTACTGGAACACTCCAAACTTTCCATTCGTTTTTGTAATCATCAAATTGCATTACAACAAACTCTTTTTTGCCTTGACCTTTTGATTTCATCTCAATTCCTTTCGTGTGAATTAATTTGTACTACAAGAGTAGTATTACATAGAACTATTACAGTTGCAAATATATTTTTAAAAAGTGTGCAAAAATGCGACATGACCGAAATTTACCTAGAATTGCCCCTTCCGCCCTCAGTTAATAGCTATTGGGGGTTTTCTGGCTCTAGGCGGTTTCTAACCCTACAAGCAAGGGAGTTTAAGGTTCAAGTAGCTCAACAAGTGAGCCAGCAACCCATAAGATTTGGCGATCAAAGGCTATCTTTGACGGTTACCCTATGTTTTAAGGATAAAAGAAGGGCGGACATTGACAATCGCATAAAAAGCCTTTTGGATGCTTTAATGCAAGCTGGTTTGTTTAATGATGATAGCCAGATAGATGAACTTCATGTTTATCGAGGTCTTATACAAAAGCAAGGGTTATCCCTAGTAAAAATATGTCAACTTTGTAACAATTAGTCTGTAATATTGCAGTTCAAGCGGATGCTTAAATAACTTTGGAGAAAGTATGCTCAAATTTCCAGCACAAGATGAAATCGAGGTTTTTGTTAGCCTCACAGGTAATATTTGTATTGCTGCAAAATCTCAAAATCCAGATGTAGAAGAAAAAATTATTGCTTTAACAATAGGTCAATTTAGAACTATTTTAAAAAATGCTAATGATTTAATAGAAGAAGCTGATTTCAAAAGAAAGGAATCAGCTAATGCCTAATAGATTACTCAAAGAAGGCATTGTAGATTCCACAGCAATAGATAATTTAAGTCCAGAAGAAGAAGTTTTTTTCTATAGATTATTGGTTGTTTCAGATGATTTTGGTCGCATGGATGCTAGACCTCAAATTTTGAAATCAAGGTGTTTCCCATTAAAAGATAGCATTAAATCTGAAAAAATTGAAAATTGGCTGCGGTCAATTGTCAGACAAGAGTTGGCAATCTGTTATCAGGTCGAAAATAAACCTTATTTACAAATTCTTAAATGGGAACAAAGAGTTAGATCAAAAGAAAAATATCCGTCAGCAGATTGCGGTCAAATGACAGACATTTGTCAGACAGATGACGGCTTGGGTAAGGGTTTGGGTTTGGGTAAGGGTAAGGGTATGGGTAATGGGGAAAATGCTGTCGCATCCAAACCAACAAGATTTTCAAAAGATTTTGTTTTACCTCAAGATTGGATTGAATTTTGCAAAACCGAAAGACCAGATTTGAATCCACAAAAAGTTTTTGAAGAATTCAAGGATTATTGGATTTCAAAACCAAAAGATAATACTAAGCTAGATTGGTTGGCAACTTGGAGAGGTTGGATAAGGAGGCAAAAAACTCAAACTGTGTTCACTGTTGACAAACCTTCACATCGTTGGGACTCAACATTGGAAGGAGTGCTTTTAAAAGGCAAGGAAATGGGTTTAGAGCCGTTTTCTGGAGAAACTGAGGGTCAGTATAGGGAAAGGATTAAAAAAGCCCTATGAACGATTTTTATAGCTTTTACGAAATGAAGCAGTTTATTCTTGATCAGAGAGATAAAAGGAAGGTGGCATGAAAGTGTTACCAATAAAAAATGAAGAATCTTACCCTTGGCTTCTTCATAAGCATTATGCAAAACGAATCCCTCAAATTATGTTTGCCTTCGGTCTTTACGAAAATGAACAGTTAGTAGGTGTAATTACCTATGGAATACCAGCTAGTCCATCACTTTGTATGGGTATTTGTGGTAAAGAATATTCGGATAAAGTATTAGAGCTAAATAGAGTGTGTTTAATGGATAACACTAAAAATCAAGCAAGTTTTTTAGTTGCCAATAGTATCAAAATGCTACCAAAACCCACAATAGTTGTTTCTTATGCAGATACTGGGCATGGTCATGTAGGTTATGTTTATCAAGCTACAAATTTTTTATACACAGGACTTTCAGCCAACAGAGTAGATTGGACAGTTAAGGGTTTAGAGCATAAACATAGCAAAACCCTTTCAGATGGTATGACTCTGGAATCTATTAAAGAAAAATATGGCAATGATTTTTATTACATAGAGAGATCAAGAAAGCATCGTTATATTTACTTTCATGGCAATAAATCTCAAAAAAAGGTTATGAAAAATCTTCTTAAATATCCTATTGAACCTTATCCCAAAGGGGATTCAAAAAAATACAATTCTGGAGGAAATGTTACAACGCAAGGGCTATTACAAATATGAATGGTTCAAATTCCTACCAAGAAAGACAAACAGTTGCCAACAAAGGCGAAGTATTATTTGAACAATATTGCGCTGAAATGGGCTATGACTTCAATCGACTGGGATTTGACGAAAAAAACAAAAATATTGACAACTTTTTTAACTTAAACAGTTTGTTGAGAAATCTTCCAGATTATGTGGTCAATACTCCTAAAGGTACTTTTGTTGTCAATGTCAAGGGAACAGCCAATTTTAAGAAAAAAGAAGTTGATATGCTTCCCCTATTTACCGAATGGTTCAGTACTAAAAAAGCCCCTTTAGTCTATGCTTTTTGTTTTGAAGGGCAAAAACCAAAATTGATTTACCCTGAAAAAATCATTGAGTTGTATCGAAAGTCTGAGGATCGCAAGTGGTCAGATGGAGTTGTGTATAGATGTCTTGATATTGAAACATAATCATAGTTATACTATAGGTTCTTACTTTTTATTCACGAAAGGTTGATTATGTTTGAGCCTATTCCTTTTTATGGATGGATTAGGCTAGACCCACAACCACAGGAGAAACAAATGGGTGCTTTATCCACAGTTCGGAAAATTTTTATTGATTCGGAAAAACCTTTAACTTTAACAGAAATTGCTGCGAAAACCAATTTGAAAGCACCTGAAATTAGCATGGCTTTATGTCATTTAAGACAGCATCGTTATCTCACCAGAGAGCAAGTTCAAAACTCTGGAAAAGGTAGGAAACAAGTTTGGTCTTATGAGTACCACCCTAACCGAATCGGAGCATAAACATCGCTGTGCTGTAAGGCAGATGCTTGCATACCGAAAGGCTTGGGGATTAGAGAAATTTCAGCGATATATACGAAGCGAGAGGACTATCAAGTTATGGCTACAGTTACAGGAATCCTTTACAGATCAATGGAACAAAAAAAATCGTGGGGAATGGGGGATATGGAAATAGATGAATTGCAAATGAAATTAAACAAAGCTAAAGAAGATGCTGATTACTGGCGATTGGCTTATGACAAATTGATAAAGCATATTGACAATCAAGATAAATATATTCGTCATTTAGAGGATATTGCTTGGGGTTTGAAAAAATGACGGAAGATCCAAATGCTGCGATTCAGTTCATCTATGAGAAAGCTCCTCAATATGCGAAAGCGAAAGGGGAACTGGCGCAACTCGAAAACTTTAAGCACTCACTTAAAGCTATTAAGATGGCGCAAGCGGATGGGGCTTCCATTAGCGCAAAAGAGATGGAGGCATACCGTAGCCCTGAATACCAAGAGTTATGTCAGGCTATCGGATTGGCAACCGAGCAAGCCGAAAAACTCAAATGGCAATTGACCGCAGCGCAACTTAAAATCGAGGTTTGGAGAACCAATCAAGCGAATAATAGATTCTTGGATAAAGCAAATTCATGAATATAATAGTTAAAAATTTAATTGAAAATGAGGATGGTTCTGCTGATGTAGAATTAGAAATAGATGAGCCAACCAAGATGATTTTAATTCAGGAGGGGTTTCTATCTATTTTGAAAGAGTGGATAGAACTACAAAAAGATGCCAACAAAAAAACAAAAGGAACACTATGATAAGTTGGCACGATTTGGCTGTGTTTTATGTTTTTACTTAGGGCTTGGAGATGGAACACCTACCCCTGCCGAAATCCATCATATTAGAACAGGTAATATCCCAAGAAAAGATGCCCCAGTTATCCCACTCTGTCCAGAGCATCATCGAGGCAATACCGGCTTTCATGGACTTGGGCGCAGACGATTCGAGGCTGAATACGATATTACACAAGAAGATTTACTTGAGATCGTCAACGATGCGATAAATTATCACTGGGAAATAGTAGACGAAAACACTATGATTGGTAGCCGAATACAATGAGTTCATGGCTGATTATTGTTACAGGAGTTTATAAATTTTACTAGGTTAAATTATTGATTGATTTAATTTGTTTGCACATAAATTAGTTTTATATTACAATTAATTTTATGGCTAATGAAAATCAAATTCCAACACATAAAGTATGTGGCAAATGCAAACAATTAAAAGAAATGAGTTTGTTTGCAAAAAATAACATGGGTAAATATAAGAAACAAAGTCAGTGTAATCCATGCAGAGCAGAATATTATCTTTTACATAAACCTCATTTAAAAAAACAAATTCGACATAATATGTTGAATCGAAAGTATAAAATTACTCAAAATGATTATGAACAAATGTTAAAATCACAAAATGGTAAATGTGCTATTTGCGGTTTACCAGCAAAAGATCATAGAAATGGAATTTTAAATATAGATCACAACCATGTAACAAAAAAAGTTAGAGGGCTGCTTTGTAATAATTGCAATAGAGGCATTGGTCATTTAAAAGATAGTATTAAAAATATTGAGTCTGCCATCAAATATTTAAAGAAAAATGGCACTTATCATGAGTAGTTGGCTAATCATTGTTACTGGTGTTATTTACCTTTATATCGGAATCGAGCAAGGCTATCGGGGTAATATACCTTTGTGCATTACTTATTGCGCTTATTCTATGGCTAATGTTGGTTTGTATCTAATGGCAAAATAATGTAAAATGGTGCAATGCAATAAGGAGATCACCATGTACGATATGAATGAAATCTATCAGAATTACAAATACTTCTATGAAAGTGTTAAACAAGTCAATGAGTTTTGGTATAACTCAATTGTTTCTAGCTTTAAGGAATATTTAAAGTTCTAAACCGTCAAAGCCAAGTTCATCGGCAATCAGTTTGCACCGAGTTCTAAAGGCTTTGCCATGTTGCGCCCATTTAGCACCTTTGAGCCTATGAAAGCTCATGTGACAGCACTCATGGGCGAGGGTTGTGAGCATGGTGTAATAGTGACCGCATCTAGCGGATGAAATAGTGATAGTGTGTTCGTATTCATCACCAGTGTCATACATATATGTTCCCATTGCATCGGCATCAGGAATGATCTGAAAATCGACTTCTTCAGGCAATGGCATATTCCATTTAGTAAAAGGATACATACAGCATAGGCTTGCATAAGCGTGTCTAATCGCTTCTGGTGTTAGTTTCATACTCTTACCTTAAACAGTATTAATACAACCCCTAAACTCAAATTCACCATTTTGCTCATCACTGACCATAATCAGTTCGGGCATTAACATTCTACCTTGATCAAACGACAGCATGACAAAGCCAGATCGCCAGTCTTTAGGAGAATCCTCGCAATATTCGAAGGTGCTAGATAGGGGATCTGCAAGGCAGCCAGTCTGAACTCCCCAAAAATTTCCTTGATAATTGGAGATTGGTTGAGCAGCAAGGACATGGGTATGACCTGTTATAATGTTTGTGTTACCAGCAGCTTGCAAATTGCTATAACCTGCGGTGCGACCACCTTTAAACCGATGTTTTATAACAGTATTTTCTCCGATCCAATAAGACCAACAGGTTTTCCATTCTGGGAAATGATATTTTAATGAAAAGCCATCAACACCAGAATACTCAGGCACTTTATTAACAAGCCATGATTCATAGCGCATATCGTGATTGCCAAGTGTCCAGATTAATTCACAACCCGCTGGCTTATGAGCCACAATCTCATCAAGATGTTGTCGGCAATAATTTAACTCATCTAGTACAGTAGGTTTGGCATCATAGTTTATTGAAGGGAATCGAGATAATACTTGTCCATCAAAAGCATCACCATTACAAACAATGACTTGAGGTTTAAATTCATCGATGAGCATTAAGAGTGCTTTAAATGCGGTAGTAGTAATACCAGTAAAGTGTGCATCAGAAAAGACTATGACTTTTTTAACTTTATCTACATCAATTCCTCTGCGGACATGATGTGGAGTTTGTTCTATCTTTTTAACTATTTTCTTTTGCTCTCTTTGAGAATTATGTGTAGGAAGATCGATGTCATAGCGCATTTGAATAGCAGCCCTTCTGTTCAATGCACTTCTAGGATTGATGCCTAACTTCTTGCCGACTAAAGTTGGACTACCTAATTCTTTCCAAATCTTGATAAATTCTTTATCGCTACAAGCAGATGTGAATGCCATGAGATCTCCTAAGAAAGTAAGCGAATATTAACCGAAGTTTATTTAAAAAATGTTAAATATGTTTTAAAATAGAAAAATGGACAATTTAAAAATAGAGTATCGCAATATTGATGCGTTGCTACCCTATATAAATAATTCGAGATCACACTCGGCAGAGCAAGTTGCTCAGATCGCTGCGAGTATCAAAGAATTTGGGTGGACTAATCCAATTCTGGTCGATGGTTCAAATGGAATCATTGCAGGGCATGGCAGACTCATGGCAGCCCGAAAATTAGAAATGACAGAAGTTCCTGTAATAGAACTGTCATATCTATCCGATAATCAAAAGAAAGCTCTAGTTATTGCCGATAATAAATTGGCTTTAAATGCGGGATGGGATGAAGAAGTATTAGCATTAGAGTTAAAAGAACTGCTAGAGCAAGATTACGACCTCGATATATTAGGTTTTAGTACAGACGAAATAGACGATCTATTGCGAGAGCCTACAGAAGGTTTGGTCGATGAAGATCAAGTGCCAGAAGTCCCAGACGAGCCAAAAACAAAGTTAGGCGATATATATATTCTTGGCAACCATAGGCTAATGTGTGGGGATAGCACAAGTATTGATGCGGTAGAAAAACTGATGGATGGCGAAAGACCTGATATGGTTTTTACAGACCCTCCTTACAATATTGATTATCAGGGAGTAAAAGACAAAAGAGATAAGATTAAAAATGACAAAATGTCTGATGAAGCATTTAAAGACTTTCTAATGCAATCTCTTTACAGCTGCGAAACTATGTATGTTTGTTGTTCTTGGCAATATGCTCACATCTTTAAAGATGCTATGGAAGCCATCGGTAGAAAACCTAAAGCTATGATTGTTTGGGATAAAGTAAATCCAGCTCAACATTTAGATAAATATTATAAGCAACACGAACTTATTTTTTATTATGGCGATTTTGGTGGTCATAAAACTTTAAGAGGTGATGTATGGACTTTAAAAAGACAAAAGAATACTGTTCATCCAACTATGAAGCCAGTAGAGTTAATAGAGATCGCTTTAAATGATCAAAATGATAAGAATTTAATTTTAGATGTTTTTGGGGGTTCAGGCTCAACCATGATTGCCTGCGAAAAAGTAGGTAAAAAAGCTCGATTAATGGAATTAGACCCTAAATATTGCGATGTCATAGTTAAGCGTTGGGAAGATTTCACAGGCAAGAAAGCTGTACTCGAATCGACAGAATAATAGATTAGTTGTAATATTCGGGCATGGAAACAAAAAACCCTGTAGGTAGACCTCGTTTTGTAATAGATATGGAAACAGTTAGAAAGCTGGCTTCCATTCAATGCACTCAAGAAGAAATAGCTGCTTTTTTAGGATGTTCTGTAGATACCCTCCAAAGAAATGAGGAATTTTGCGGTGTCTATAAAAAGGCAATTGAGTCTGGTAAATCGAGTTTAAGACGATTACAGTGGAAAGCAGCAGAAAAAGGTAATACCTCAATGCTCATTTGGTTAGGTAAACAATACTTAGCTCAAAGAGATCAGCCAGCCGAAACAGAGAATAACAACTGGACTGTTAATGGTATCCCGGTCAAAACAGCTTAGAGAATCGGTAGACCTTCCCCAACTGCACGAAGGACAACAATCCGCTTTTAATGCCCTAAGTCGCTTTAGTGTGATTCGATGTGGTAGGCGATGGGGTAAAACTGCCATGATGCAAGTAATAGCTTGTGCTGGTGCTGCTCAAGGAGAAAAGATAGGATGGTTTGCTCCTGACTATAAAATCCAATCAGAGGCATTTAGGGAAATTACCGATTACCTAAGCCCCATGATTAAACAGGCTTCTAAGATCGATGGCATCATACAAACCACTACTGGGGGCAGAATTGATTTCTGGACACTGGAAAATGAGAGAGCTGGTCGATCTAGGAAGTATCACAAGGTATTCATAGACGAAGCTGCATTTACTAAGCCTAATATGCCAAAGGTATGGCAAACAGCGATTAAACCTGCATTACTAGACTATCAGGGAAGTTGTCTAGTAGCTTCTACCCCAAATGGAGTAGATAGCGATAATTTCTTTTGGCAAATTTGCAATCAGCCTGAGCATGGCTTTACTGAATACCATGCCCCTACCCATACAAACCCTTATTTGCCACCTGAAGAACTATTAAAGCTAGAAAAAGAGAATCATCCTCTTGTTTTTAAACAAGAATATCTAGCTGAGTTTGTAGATTGGTCTGGTGAAGCCTTCTTTAATATTGAAAAGTTACTGGTCGATGGCAGAGCAATTCCTATGCCTACAGTTTGCGATGGTGTCTTTGCTGTGATTGATACTGCGGTAAAAGGCGGAGTTGAGCATGATGGCACAGCAGTCATATATTGTGCAGTCAATCATTTCTACGGACAGCCTTTAATTATTTTGGATTGGGATATTGTGCAGATCGATGGCGCACTGTTAGAAAGTTGGATGCCTACCGTATTAGATCGGTTAGAAGAATTAGCAAGACTTACTGGAGCTAGAACTGGAACAAAAGTAGGTGTGCATATTGAAGATGCTTCTGCTGGTGCAATACTATTACAACAAGGTAGGATAAGGGGATGGAATACCCACCCTATCGATTCGACATTAACCTCACAAGGCAAAGATGTTAGAGCTTTGGATGTGTCTGGGTATTATCATCAAGATAAGATTAAAATATGCGAATATGCCTATGACAAAACAGTTAATTTTAAAGGCGCAACTCGTAATCATTTGATCACTCAAATTACTGGTTTTAGAATCGGTGATAAGGATGCCTACAAAAGAGCAGATGACTTACTAGATGCTTTTGTGTATAGTTTGGCTATTGGTGTCGGTGACAAATATGGTTACTAAGGGAAAATAATGTCTGATATATCAATTAATAGTACCTATTTGAATAACAGCCTGATGAATTTATTGTCCGCTGGCGATATTCAGCCGGGGGATCAAGCAGGTTACGACCTTTGTAAAGCACTTTGGGAATACCATCCATTAGGCGGTAAATTGGTTGAAAAGCCAGTAAGACTAGCATTATCTAAGCCTAGAGTATTAACAATAGATGCACAACCTAAAGAAATCTTAATCGAAGCATTTCAGAAAGAATGGGACAAACTCGGTGCTACTAACCATATTCGTGATGTTATGTTTATTAATCGCACTTATGGTGCTGGTGGAATTGTCGTTGGTGCTGACGAAATCCCAACGACTGAACCTATTGACCCTTGGACTTTGCCTGATCTTCATTTATATTTTAATCAGTTAGATCCATTAAATATGGCTGGTTCGATAGTAACGAATCAGAATCCAAATGCCCCTGATTTCCAAAAACCCTTGGCTTATACCACTGCTGCTGGTCAGCCTTATCATCCTAGCCGTAGCGTTGTTGTCTTTAACGGTACTCCTATATATTTATCTTTTCAGTCATCTGCATTTGGGTACACTGGTAGGTCAGTTTTTCAGAGGGCGGTTTACCCTTTAAAGTCATTTATTCAATCGATGGTGACCGATGATCTGGTAACCTTTAAAGCAGGTTTACTGATCAGCAAACAAAAGCCAGCAGGTTCAATTGTTAATCGCTTGATGCAACAAGCTGCAGGAATTAAGCGCACCTATCTGCAAGAAGGTACAACAGGAAATGTTTTATCTATCGATATTGATGAATCAATAGAGGCTCTTAATTTAAGCAACACTGATACTGCAATGACAGTAGCTAGAGATAATATTATTGCCAATATCGCTGCTGCTTCTGATGTCCCTGCATTACTATTGAAAGATGAAGCCTTTACTAAAGGTTTTGGAGAAGGCACTGAAGATGCTAAAGCGATTGTGCAATATATCGATGGTGTTCGGGAAGATATGCGAACCCTGTTTGACTATTTTGACAAAATTGTCATGCACAGAGCATGGAATAAAGAGCTTTATGCGGGTATTCAAAACAAATATCCTGATATTTATGGCTCTATGTCTTATGAGCAAGCCTTCTATTCTTGGAAAAATGCCTTTAAGCCAACTTGGGAATCGCTTATGGAAGAACCAGAAAGCGAAAAAGTTAAAGTTGAAGAAATTAAACTTAAAGGTATTACAGAAATATTGCGGACAGTATTGCCAGTCATCGATCCTGCCAATAGAGCAGTTGCAATTCAATGGGCGCAAGATAATCTTAATGAAATGCCAGAGATGTTCCAAAGCACCCTACAAATGGATGCCGATGCCATCGCTGAATATGAGCCACCTGAAGATCCATTTCGTGAAGAAAAAGTACCTTCAGTTAGGTAATCATGACATTCTTTGAGGTATTAACCGCTGCTGTCAATGACATTATTGAGCATGGATTCGATTCACAAAAAAGAATCGAAGGATGGCTTGCAAAGATTAAAGAAGCTGCAGAGAAAGAGCTTATTCCTGATTGGAAAATGAATCAGGATATGGAAAAAGCATTAAAAACAGCTTTTAATCGCTTGGTGGTCAAGGGCGGTTTAGTAAACAAAGATGTAAGTCGCTTTACAGTAGATCGCTTAAAGCCTAGTCTTAGGGCTGAATTAGATCGCAGAATTATGGCTTCTGCTAATTTAATCAAGGCAAATAGAGAAAAGAATATTGCCGATGTATTACAGCGATTTGAAGGTTGGGCTACTTCTATTCCTTCTGGCGGATCAAAAGCTGTTGATAAAGTAAAGCAAAAACAAGAGATTAAAAAATCATTAGGCAAAATGCCTTTTGAACAGCGTAGAGTTGTAATAGATCAAACCCATAAATTAATTGCTAATATTAATGATATTGTTGCAGTCGATGGTGGAGCTATTGCAGCGCAATGGTATTCCCATTGGAAGCAACCAAACTATAACTATCGTCAAGATCACAAAGAAAGAGATAATAAAATCTATGTGATTCGAGGTAATTGGGCTTCTGAAAAAGGTTTAATTAAACCGATTAATGGTTATACGGATGACATAACAAGCCCCGGTGAAGAAGTCTATTGTCGCTGTTCTTATAAATACATTTATAATATAAAAAAATTGCCAGCAGAAATGCTTACAAAAAAGGGTGAAGAAGCGTTACAATCCGAGAAACAACAGTAGGTAACACTATGCCATTTGAATCCTCTAAGCAAAGAAAAGCAATGTACGCTGCTGCATCAGGCAAAAGCAACATTGGGATTCCTAAAGAAGTGGCTAAAAAATTTATTAAACACTCTGAAGATAGTGATTTTTCAGGTGAAGATTGGTTAAAGGGTGTTTTATTAACCCAAATGCTTAAAGAAGATAATTCAGGTGATTTCCCTGAAGAACCAACACTATTATCTACACCAGAATTTAAACAAGATGACGAAATTGTCATTCGCAATGGCAGAGAGCAATTAAAGCCTATTCAAAATGAAATTGCTCAGATTGCTCAATTAATTGCCGAATATAAAATAGATCAAACTATTAAAGTGCCTCGTCATGGCTTAGATGCCGACCCTTGTTGGGAAGGATACAAACAGATTGGCATGAAAGAAAAAGACGGTAAAAGCGTACCAAATTGCGTACCAGATGCAGCAGATTTAACAGCTAGTGAACCTATTGTTAAGATGCCAGTATCCAATAATGGCGGTGCGCTAGGTCGGGCAGCAGGAATTATGTTTGTTACCGCAGAAGGCGAAACACTATTAATTCGCAGAGGTAATGGCGGTGATTTCCCCGGTACTTGGTGTGTCCCCGGTGGTCATCAAAATGAAAAAGACAGTAGTT